GAACGCAGGGATATGAGTTCGAGATTACTATTCTTGGTTATCATTCGTAGGAGGAATTGCTATGCCAGTTTGGAATCCCGATGCGGCGGTGATGCAACCAGCGGGCGACATAACAGTTGAACGGGCCGCTGAGGTGTACGAGGTTCTGCCACCGTTTGCGCGCGGCACTGGCCCACTACCCTTCCTGTTCAGCGCGGCGGCGGGCACTCTTTGCCCTGGGAGTGGCGCTCCGCCAACCCTGACGATATTGCCGGGGTTCCTGCCCGCCGACCTGCTGAAGGAATGGACACCATATATCAGATTGCGAAAGACGAATGTTGGCGGCGCTGACGTAACCGCCACGTTCACGTATCAATGCTCGCCTGATGGTGATTGGGCATCGAGGGCGTATCCTCTGATGGATGCTACTCTCCCTGCACCTGCGCCTATCTCGATGCAACTAACCGCCATTGCGGATGGCGCTGATCCGCCCTGGACTCTGGTGCGCTTACCGCCTATTCAGGGAACTGATGGATTTATTCGCATAACTGTAAGCAACCCTGGAGCTACTCCGGCGGATGATCTCACTGTTTGGGCTGGGGCGATCTGGAGGCCATAGATGACTGTCATAAACCCTCACACGGGCATAATTCAACAGGCGGTAGACCTCACCGCCGAGCGAGCAGCGGAGATATATGAGACAACCCCAGACTTCCTAAGGGGAACATCGATAAGTCCATTTATATTTACCCCGTCCGCAGGCACTGTCGTAAATGGCGGCGGCGGGCCGACGGTCGCTCTACTACCCAATGTAATGCCAGCATCTCTATTGAGCGAATGGACGCCCTACATTGATTTGAAGCGTAATACAGCGGGCGCTGCGGCAATCACGGTGACAATTAGCTTCCTATGTTCGCCAGGCAGTGACACGTATACTTTCCCAATGATGGATGGCACATTGCCTGTACCGGCGCTTCATACGATACAACTCGATACAGAGGCGGGCGGAGGTACAGCCTGGGGGTTATATCGCCTGCAACCCATCTTAGGTACTGATGGGTTTATAGGAGTGGTAGCAAGCAATCCGGGCGCGGCAGCGCCAGCCGATAACATTACAATTCGCGCCTTGGCGATCTGGAGGCCATGATGAAGCCGGTTGCAATATTGAGTACCGATGCGGACGCTTACCATGTCGATCGGACGATACTTTACCGCAATCTTCGCGGGTTGGGGTTACCCGTTCGCCAATTCCTGATAACTGCTACCGTAGACCCCATTCCGGTCGGAGACGAGGTGAACTACTCCGCCGTCATTTTGATGTACGCAAATTCCGCTACTGCTACACACGTGTCCTATATGAATGGCGACCGCAACGTGCCTGTTCTAGCATGGGATTGGTCTACGGCCACTCGACTAAAAAATGTCGCAGGTTGCACGACGGGCGCGCCCGCGAATGGAATAAACGGCCCTGCCGCTTATTGTCATGCTGACGATCCTAACGGGAATAGCATCTATCTGAAAAATGTGGCCGGGGATACGAAATGGTACGCGCTAACGCCTGGCGGTGTAGGGATACCGTACTTGCCTGGCGCTGTTGGGGGCGGGCCTGCGGGCGGTTGGGAGAACCTAACTGTATGCTGGTATAAACAAGGCACGTTCTTTCCGGTCTGGTATTTGTGTGCAAGACCAATTCCGTTTGCCGCAACATTGGCATTGCGTATTGTCAATGTAGATGCCCGCGATCACATAAAGCTTTTCTGCCGGTTCGACATCGATGACTATAACCTATATGGTACCGTGGGCGGCCCTACGACCTTGCCGGGAATAACAGAGATATGTGATTGGGCAAGGGAAAACGAAACATTTATCCTGATTGGCCCACAACCCGACCAAATGAATTATCCGTGGCTGCTGAGGGCCACTGCGGAAAATAGCGATGTGTTGAAAGCGATTGTGCATGATCACGGCGCTTCTGGTGACTATTGGCGCAGCGATGTGCCGCCTTGGGATACAGTAAACGGCAAGATAGCGGCGGAGATAGCAAACGCCGCTGTATTAACAGCGTTGGGAGTACAGACATACGCAGGTGGTTATAAAGGCCACATGTTCTGTCCGAACAACGAAGCCACGAAGCTGGGGTTGGACGCCTTAGCGCAAATCGGAGCTACCACTCAGCGGCAACTGGGGGATTCACCGATAGGCGATAATGTGCCACTGACATACGTTTATAGCCCGGCGGCTGGTATACGCCATATGGCGCATCATCGCGTCGGACTGAACGTACTCATGGTAATGACGACGACAATCGCCGATGCTTGGGCCGAGAAAGGCGCTGCTGACGCGGAACATTATGGTTATTCGTGCCAATCGGATTCGTTTATGACGGCTATGCTGCGCGGACAGCGTATATTCTATTGTCACGCCAGGAACTGTTTTGGCGGCCCATTGTATGACAATCCGATGCTCAACTACATTCGCTTAATCAATGCCTTGTTTCGTGTTGCGGATGGCCGAATCGGCTGGGTGCATCCGGCGAACGAAACCACGCAAGCAATGCAAATGCCAACCAGAAATGAGTGTTATTGATGCTTCTGACGGTTGCTGATCTTACAACCTACATGGGCGCAGGCGCGGGATCGTATACCGCCGCGCAGTTGGCGGCGGCAGTCGAATTTGCCGACGCCGCGGTAAAGCGGTATTGCGAACGCGATTTAGAGGCGGCCAATTATCGGTCTTGGCTGCGCTGTAACGGGCGATTATACCTCCCACAGTACCCAATCATACAGCTATATCGCGCCACATCTGACGTGGAAAGCGTGGCCATGATCACTAATACGGCAACCGATGCGGCGCATGTCTCTATCTCACTGGCCGCAGGCATCCTTGATTTGCGTGTCATTGGTGGTGCGCTAGCATCGAGCAATTCGCTCACATTAAGCGTATACGCGAGTATGGCGCTTCTTGCCGCCGCCGTGAATGCCTTAACAGCAGCGACGGGGTTCAGTATGACTGTCCTTGAGGAACGCGACCCGAACGATCTCCGCCCATTTAACGCGAGTCTGCATATACCGGGGGGTATCTGTTACCTGGTGGGGCCTGGAAATATTGTGAATGAGATTGTTGAGATAGATTGGCTGGCGGGGATAATCAAAGGCGGTTGGCGGGGCTGGGTATTCGTAGACTACCGGGCTGGGTATACTACGATCCCGCCCGATTTAGCCGCGGCCTGTTTGGGCATAGCAAGCGACTATCTACATTTGGCGGCAAGTGGAGGTGGGACAATTATGCAGAGTGAGCGGATAGGGGATTATTCCTACACGCTCGGCTCGGCCTTCGCTGAAGGCAAATTGGGATTGCTACAACCCTATTCTTCCGTACTGGATTCGTACAAGAAGCGCGGACTAACGACTGTGTTGGTATAAGATGAGTTTCGACGGATTGATGAATCAAGAATTGCACTGGATGAGTCGCACAGTTGCGAGTGATACCATTGGCGGCGCAGTCGAAACCTGGACTTACGAGGATATATTTATCCCATGTCGCGTTGTTGCGTTGTCTGGTACAGAGCGCGCCATGATAGGCAGTCGGGGCGTGGATATTACCCACCGCATCTTCTGCCGCCCGAAAGATGAACTGAATGAGAAGGACAGACTGGAGGGGGATGCGGTTTACCAAATAGAATTTGTGAATAACGTAGATGCAATGGGCCACCACATGGAACTACTGTGCCGAGAAATACGGGACGGAGGCGGTATTGGTGATTAAGTGGCATGGCGATAAAGTCAAAAGCGATTTCGAAGCCCTCGCAGACAAGCGTTTGGATGTCCTATGCGAGAAGATAGTAACCGACATTAAGCGCGACATGGGACGGCCCAAAACAGGCAAACCGGGACGGCAAACGACCGCAAGCCGAGAAGGGGAATCGCCCGCTGTGCAAACGGGCCATTTGAGGCGCAGTTTAACCCATTATCGTGTGGATAAGGGAAAGCAGCGATTAGGGACAGGAGTTGAATATGGGTTATATTTGGAACTGGGGACAAATAAGATGAAAGCGCGCCCTTGGCTCCGCCCAGCCCTCCAGCGCGCAGCTATCAGCTTCCGCCAGCTGTGGGGTGGAAAGCAGTGAATGATCTATTCGCCGCGATAGTAGCGAAGTTCGCCACGACGCCAATGCTCGCCAGTTATTCGATATATCCCTACCATGCCCCGCAAGATGCTATCCTTCCCTATTGCACATACATGGAAGTACTGAATGAGCCGATAGAGACTTTCACCGATACGAGTGAGAACCCTCTAATCCAGATAAGCGTATGGGATAGTTCACCATCCCCGCTGGCGGTTGTGGCTATTGCCAAATCAATAAAGGCGGCATTCGACTGGCAAAGGCTATTTATCGCGGACCACATACATATATCCACTGCCCGCCAAGCTGAGCGATTAGTTGAAGACCCTGATGGCGGTTGGCATTATTCTATAGACTACCGAATCGAATACACATAGGAGGCATACGATGGCGAAGATTCATGGCAAGTTTGGCAAGCTGTACTTTGCGGGGAGCAATAAGCCGGGGACGCTCACTCCCGGTGAAGTCCAAAACGTCCATAAGTGGACGCTTACTACTGATGCAGACATTGAGGATGCGACCGATTTCAATAGCAACGGGTGGAAGGAGTTTATCACAGGTTGCGTTGGGTACTCTGCGGTTGTTGAGGGTTGGTGGAATAATGCGGAAGCCAAGTTGCTGGGATCGGTAGCCACTCTCCCTGCGATATTTGGCGGCAACAATGCCTCGGCGAAGTTTTACGTAGACAAATCCAATTCGCCCGCCCAGATGTACAGTGGGAACTTCTTAATTGCAAGCGCCGAGTTTGACTGTGATGTAAAGGGCAATGTGACCTGGAAGATGAACCTGACGGGCAATGGCCCGATATTAGTTGTACCGGGTACATAATGATAGAATCAGAAGCCATAGGGAACCCGATAAAACACGAATTCGCAAACGGCGCATCGTATACATTCTCCGAACTGACATTCCGCCAACAAGGGCAAATGCAAAGTTGGATACGGAGTCGGCGCCTGAAACTAGGGCTTGATGGTCTTGGGCCAGACGCTAGTTCTGAAGATCGGGCTGCGCTAATACGCATATTGCTCAAACCGCTGGACGCTACTGATATACAGGCCGAGGTTGGTTGTGTAGACGGTATGCTATACGCGTTATGGCTGGCGTCGGATGCGACAAGTCGCCTATCGCCGGAACAGTTCGCCGATTCGCTGGGAAATGTTCAAGCTCCTGAATTGCTCGAACTGACGAATCATATATATGGCAATGTCGCTGGCAATGAGGAGGAAGCCGAGTCAGGCCCAAATCTCCTCCCTACTACGGCGAAGGCCGCGTCCTAATTCGCGCTATTGCTGAATGTTATCCTACGTATACGTATGAGCAGATACTAGACCTTACTATGACACAGGCACGCGATCTGCTAATGGAGAGAGAAGAATTGGAACACACCCTTAAGTTGCAACAGATGACACCCGAAGTGGCGGCATTTGCGAAGCGCGTATGGGCGATGAATCAGTTAAACGAGGGTATTCATGCCTAGTGTATTGGGCGAAGCTTGGGTAGAAATAAGCGCGCCATCTCGCAAGCTGGCACAAGACCTGGCCAGGGCCGAGTCTATGGTGGGGCGATCTTCGGTATCAATGGCGGCGAAAATGGCGAGAATGGGTGAGACCTTCTCGCGTGTCGGGCGGAAACTGACTATGGGCGTAACCCTCCCAATCATGGGGTATATGGCCGTGGCGGTCAAAGCCGCGATGGAGCAGGAGAAGGCTTCCGCGGCCCTCAAAGCCGCGCTGGAAAAACAAGGGGCTTATACAAAAGAGATACAGAGCGACCTCGAAAAATACGCCTCAACGCTACAGAAGCAAACGGTTTATGGCGATGAAGCTACAATACAGACGATGGCATTTGGTTTGGGTCTTGGACTAACTACCGACAAACTCAAAGAGGCAACCAAAAGCGCAATGGGGCTGGCTTCGGTCTATCACATTCCACTCGATAACGCCATGCGGATACTTGCACTGGGTTCCCAGAACATATTTCTACGACTCAAGGCAATGGGTATTGCCGTGGACGAAACGAAGTCAGAAACAGAGGTATTCAATGAAATACTGGAAAAGGGGCGTGAAGGATTCAAGCTTACTCAAGCAGAGGCGAAGACAACAGAGGGACAGTTCAGGCAACTCATGAATGCCGTTGGCGACTTCAATGAAACGATTGGAGGGAAGTTACTACCGCAACTGAAAAAACTTGCCGACCTGTTGGGCAAGATCGTAACGTTTATGGAAAAGGTTCCGACAGGATTCATCCTCACGGGCTTGGCAATCGCGGCGCTGGCTATGCCAATAATGCAAATCGTCGGCGCTTTTCTGATGTGGCGATCGGCGGCGGCGGCGGCGGCGGCGGCAAGTGCGGCGGCGGCAGCTGCGGGCGCGGGCGCTGTTGGTGGGATAGGGGCAAAGGCTGCTGCTGCGGCGGCGGGTGGTGGTTTAGCGTATACAGTGGGGAGGAAATTGGGTTGGGGTTTAGGTGCAGCGGGAGGCGCTGCTGCGCGGGTAGGAGCCGCAGCCGCCACGCCCTCCTTTGCAATCCCTGCGGCGATTCTAACCATTCTCACGGGATTGGCTGTGGCGGGAGTCTCCATGCTCAAATCCCGCCGTATAGCGTATGAGGCTGGTCAACCGGCACAACTACCGAAAGATTATGTGGAAGGCGCTATACGAATGCGGGAGCCAGGCATGGGCGGATTGGAAAAGCAGGACATTGAACGTATTCACAGGGAATTGCGGCAGATTTCCGAGAATACGAAGAACAACCGGAGTAGGTATCAGTAATGGCTTATCCCGATTTCTACGAGGAAAAGTCCAGCCGCCAGATGACCTTCACTCGGCGCGGGGCGCATGGGAAAACTATCTGGATAGCTACATGGGAGACGCGGTTTCTAGCCGCTCCGCTCCTTGATACCAGTTATCCTGGGTATCCAGGTATCCGATGTTATGAATGCACTTTTGAGCCGTACGGCAATACAGGTGATGGGTCTGCGATTTATATACCAGATGGGACAGGCGGCTATTGGTGGGATACTTATGACTACACACATTGCAGGATAACAGCCCTATATGAATATGACGTCCTGACAGGTGATGAACCGCAGCTTACAGGCGATTGCTCGGTGGATATAATCAATGTGGGAGAGGGTCGAAAATGGACTGACGCGAAAA